GCGGTGTCTGTGCAGATAGTGTTGGTCTTAAAACTGTTTCCCATGCTTCACGTTTCATATCTGCAAACTCATCTAGTACTAAAAAATCTACTCCTGCACCACGAAGGGTATCGGCTCTATCACTCCCTTTTAAGGAAATTTTGGAACCATTAATTAAACGAATGCTTAGTTCGTTCTGATTGATTTTATCTGCCCATCCTAGTTTTGTCATTTTACTCTGTAGTGCCTCCCAGGCAATATTTTTGGCTTGAGAATAAGTTGGTGCAACATACCAAACTGTTTTGTTTGGGTGTCTTGCAAATCTAGCCAACTCTCTGATAGCAAAGAAAGTTTTCCCACATCTTCTCCCAGCACATAGAACGCGGAAACGTGCATCTGAATCAGCAACTGCCCGTTGTGCTTTATTCAGTGGCATCGTCTGACCAAGGGAGTATTTTATCTTGTTCTGCTACCGGTGATTCCGATTGCCCCAACATAGACTTGCCTAAAAAGATAAGAAGTGCTGGATTTCCTTGCATAGCTACTTCTATTTGTTTTCTTCTTAATCGCATTTTGCCTTCTGCTTTCCCTTTGTCTATAAGTCCCGCATATCTACGTTTTAACGTGTCTTCACTAACACCGATAATGTCTACCATTTCTTTCATGGTGCAATGTATCTGTGCTAACTTATACAATAGGTCTTCGTCAATCTCTTTGACGGGTCGACCCACCTTTTTTTCTTTTGCCATCGTTGTCTCCCATTTTACCGTTGGTTACGTAATAAACCTGCTTGTGCAGTGTCTATCGTAGATACTATAACATATTTGCTATCATACTTGCTACTTGTGTAGATACTAGGACTCCTAATATCCACCAAATTCTGTTATCTATCTTATCTACTTTATTTTCAACTCTACGAACATCCTGTTGTAAATGAACTAGGTGATTATCTCGTATAGTTTCAATATCGTTTTTAATAATTTTAATTTCTATGTCTTGTTCAATCTGGCTTTTACCAATGATTTTTGCTTGTTCTACTGCTTGTGCTTTCATTGATTTCTCCATTATGAACTACTGATGTTTGCGCCTAGTGATACACGTTTCCAATTAGACCCGTCATATACTGCAATACACTTGCTACCACCATCACCATCTGTGATGTAAGCAATAGAACCTTCATCGATGATTCCCATACCTGCGTATGCGTTTGCTGTTGATGTGTCTAAACTTGTTAAAACTAAACCACCATTTGCTGACATTTTACCATTAACTGTTACTGTATCTACTTGTGCATTATCACCTAAAACTGTGCTACCATTGACTGTCAAATTATCATCTATAGTTACATTGCCACCACTGTTGATAATATTGTTGCCGTTTGTGTCTAATCTGTCACCTAACTTTAAGTCACCGCCTGATGCTCCAATAATACCATGACCTGAATCATAAGAGTCACTACCAATTCGAACAACATTACCTTCTTTAATGTTTAGTGTCTGTGTAACTGTTGTAGAATTTTCAGGTGTTGTTTGAATAACAACTTCTGTTCCACGATTAGATCCTGTCTGTGCACCTTTTGTCAGTGCAAGTATTCTAACGTTTGCTAAGCCTGGTAGTGTTGCTCCATTTGCCGCGTTACCATTGATGGCTAATATTCTTTTAGCATCTCCTAAGGCAGCCGGTGAAGCTGGTGTGCCACCAAATACTTCTGTTTCAAATCCCGGGTTTGTAAATAGATTGACGGGCTTTAATCCGCCGCCATCTGTTCCTGCATATTCTTTGAATACAACTGAAGGCCAAGCAGTGTCTCCTGCGTCAAGCTGAATACCCGACATTGCATAAGCTGGCGAACCTGAACTATCAAAGTCACCAATAGTTGTTGTCTTGCTTGATACATTACCTTTAAGTTTAATGTTGTCGTTAAACTCTACTTCTGAACCGTTATTACCGATATCACCTGTAACTTGTAAGTCATCATCAATCTTTAGTGTTCCAGAACTTGTAACGGTTGTGCCTTGAAAACTTATAACACCGTTTGTGTGTGCTAAATCTGCCGCTCCAGCTTTGTTTGTATTTTCAGTTGTAGAGAAATCTAAACGTGTTCCCATACCATTTGCTGAATGGTTTTCTGTAGCTACACCATAGATTGTTGCTGAAGGTGTTAACCATTCTGTGCCTGTTCTGTATCCCGAATAAGGGTTATACATAACTGCGCCGAATGTGTCATCATTGTTTAGATAGTCATCTGAACCAGAGTCTTTACGACCTGCACTTAGAACCATTAACGCTCTTGGAACAAGATTATATTGTGAACCTATACCAAAGTCATGCTCGCCACGTGAACGCAAATGAAGTGAAGTCCACCCATCTGACCGCCCAATTCCTGCTACAGTTGTAGGCATATCATTGCCTACACCATATGGGTTAAATGAAGTTTGTGTAAAGCCATCATCTACTTTAAGTGTATCCGATGCTGTCAATAAACCACTTACTGTTACAGCTCCACTTAATGCAAGTGTGCTTTCACCTTCTACTGCCGAGATTGCTCTTGCTGTTGTATGATAAAGATTACTTGAACCTTCACTTACTGTATCAGTATCGCCTTGTGTATAAGTTAAAACACCAGTTGAGTTATTGTAACTTAACTGTGTGCTATTTTCTGAGATAGCCGCTCTTGCTCTTGCATCTGTGAAATATAAGTTGCTTGAGCCTTCTGTAATCTCATCTGAATTGTCTTTTGTTGCAATCTGTGTAGCAATATATGCCTTTGTTGATTGTTGTGACGGGACTTTAGTTGCTGAATCTGAACTAAAATCATCTTCATCAATAATTGCATTGTTTACTCTTGCATCTGCTCTTGCATTGGTAAAATAAAGGTTCGATGAACCTTCTGCTACTGTATCAGTATTTCCTTGCGTATATGTAAGTGCTCCTGTAGATGAATTATATGCTAAAGAACCACTTGCTGAAATACTTGCTCTTGCTCTTGCTGTTGTAAAGTATTGATTGCTTGAACCTTCTGATAAGTTGTCTGTAT